ATGGCCTGAAGCACCTTTAGTTTATAGTTTAGATTATCTAGTAGTTGCAGGTGGTGGAGGTGGTGGTGCTAATAGTGATGGTGCTGGAGGTGGTGGAGCTGGAGGTTACAGAGCATCTGGTTTTGGTCCATCTCCTTTACAAGGATCATCATTACCTTTTTCTGCATTAAGTGGAACAAGTTATCCTATAACAGTTGGTGCAGGTGGATCAGGTTTTAATGGAAATCCAGAAAATACTGGAAATGGAACTCAAGGAAGTAATTCAGTATTTAGTACAATCACATCAACTGGTGGTGGTTTTGGTGGTGGAGCAGGAGCTGGAGGAGACGGAGGATCTGGCGGTGGAACAGGAAGAGGCTCACCAGGAGGAGGTTGTGGTAATACACCTCCTACAAGTCCACCTCAAGGAAATGATGGAAATTCAAACGCTCCTCAAGAACGTGGTGCTGGAGGTGGTGGAGCAGGTGCACAAGGTGGACCTGAAGCAACAGGTGGAACTGGTGTAACAAATAATATAAATAATTCTTGCACTGTTTACGCTGGCGGTGGCGGTGGTGGTGCAAGAAATTTTCCATCGGTTCCTGACCCAGCTGGTCCTGGAGGATCAGGTGGAGGAGGAGCTGGAGGTAAAGGAGCTAATGGTACTGCTGGAACTGCTAACACAGGAGGTGGCGGTGGTGGTGCTGGAAGACAACCAGGTTCAGGTAATAATATAGGTGGAACAGGGGGTTCTGGTATTGTTATTGTAAGTGGACCAAGTGCAGTTACTTTTGCGGTAACACCTTGTACAAATTCAACTGGGACTCATCCTAGTGGTGCTAAATTAGCTACGTTTACAGTTTCGGGAACATTGACAGTTTCATAAAAACATATATATTGTTTTTATGGTGGTAAAAGAAAGAATATGAATTTAACAAATTACTATTGGTTTTTTCAATCAGCAATACCTTCACGTATTTGTGATGATATTGTAAAATATGGTCATCAACTTCAAGATCAGATGGCAGTCACTGGTGGGTATGGTAATAGAAAATTAAATAAAAAAGAAATAAAAGATTTAAAAACAAAACGAGATTCTAATATTGTATGGATGAATGACAGATGGATATACAAAGAGATACAACCATATATTAATCAAGCAAATCAAAGCGCAGGTTGGAATTTTGAATGGAATTGGTCTGAGTCTTGTCAATTTACAAAATATAAAAAAGGACAGTATTATGATTGGCATTGTGATAGTTGGGATAAACCTTACATAAGAGAAGATCAAAATGACCCGTCACATGGTAAAATTAGAAAGTTATCTGTAACAGTTACATTATCAGATCCAAAAGAATATAAAGGTGGTGAGTTAGAGTTTGATTTTAGAAATTTAGATCCTGATAAAAAACCTAACATTATAAAATGTAAAGAAATATTACCCAAAGGATCTTTAGTTGTGTTTCCTTCTTTTGTGTGGCATAGAGTTTGTCCAGTTAAAAGTGGAGAACGTAATAGTTTAGTTATTTGGAATTTAGGATGGCCATTTAAATGAAAACTTTTCCACAAAAATTATTTAGAGAGGACGTATTTAAATGTCCTATTTGGTATAATGATGAACCTAGTTTTGTTAAAGAATTAAACAAAGCCTCTGACCCTTATATAAAACAATCTAAAAAAAATTTAAAAAAAACAATAGATAAAAGAAATAAAAAATTTGGAGATAAAGGAGATATGGGCCATGTATTTCATTCAACATCTTTGATAAATGACCCTAAATTTTTAAAATTACAAAATTACGTGGGTGCAACTTCACATAATTTATTAGAAGAGATGGGTTTTGATTTAACACACTATCAACTATTTGTAACAGAAATGTGGGTTCAAGAGTTTGCTAAACAAGGTGCAGGACACCATGCATTACACACACATTGGAACGGACACATGTCTGGGTTTTATTTTTTAAAAGCAAGTGAGGCTACATCTACACCATTGTTTGAAGATCCAAGACCTGGTAACGTAATGAATCTTTTACCAGAAAAAGATAAATCAAAAATAACATATGCATCTTCACAGGTTAATTATAAAGTTAAACCAGGAAGAACTATATTTTTTCCATCATACATGCCACATCAATATATTGTAGATATGGGTTATGAACCGTTTAGATTTATACATTGGAATTGTCAAGCTATACCAAAAGGAGTATTAAATGTCGTTCAAAAAAAATAAATACACTGTTTTAAAAAATGCTATCTCAAAAGAGTTAGCAGATTTTATTTATAAATATTTTTTAAATAAAAGAAATGTTGCAAGAGTTTTGTTTGATACAAAATATATTTCACCCTTTACAGAATATTGGGGCATATGGAATGATGAACAAGTCCCTAATACATATTCAAATTACGCAGACATTGCGATGGAGACTTTGTTAAAAGAAGTAAAGCCTGTAATGGAAAAACACACAAAATTAAAATTAAGTGAAACATACTCATACGCAAGAATATATAAACAAGGTGATATTTTAGCTCGTCATAAAGATAGATACTCTTGTGAAATATCTACTACGCTAAATTTAGGTGGTGACCCGTGGCCTATATATCTTGATCCTACAGGTAGAACTGGTCAAGCAGGTATTAAAGTAGATTTAAAACCAGGAGATATGTTAATATACTCTGGTTGTGATTTAGAACACTGGCGAGAAGAATTTACAGGTAAAAATTGCGGACAAGTATTCTTACACTACAATAGAGCAGGATCTAAAAATGCCAAAGAGAACGAATTAGATAAGAGATCTTTAATAGGTCTACCTGCTTGGTTTAAAGGTGTTAAGTTGACTAATTCTAAAAAATAGTCTATTATTTACGTTGGTACGGGGGCACCACCACACCACACCCCCGTGCTTTTATTCTGTTAAATAAGTAATAAATTTGCTATACATGGATTTATTATGCTACAAAAGATAAGTTTTCAGCCAGGTATTAATAAACAAGTCACACCAACAGGGGCAGAGGGTCAATGGGTTGATTGTGATAATGTTAGATTTAGGTACAATACACCTGAAAAAATAGGTGGTTGGTCACAACTAGGATCAGATAATCTTACAGGCGCAGGTCGTGGATTACATCATTTTGTTAATAGCTCAGCTAGAAAATATGCAATCATAGGTACAAATAGAATTTTATATGCGTATTCTGGAGGTGCGTTTTATGATATACATCCTATTAAAACTACAACAACGCTTACAAGTGCATTCAGCACGACTAACGGATCAGCAGCAGTAACTTTAACTTTTTCCACAGACCATAATATATCAGCATCAGATATTATATTATTAGATAATTTTTCTGCAATAACAAATTCTAATTTTGGAGCATCTGATTTTAATGATAAAAAATTTATGGTAACATCCGTGCCATCGGCGACGACTCTTACAATTACAATGCCATCAAATGAAACAGGATCTGGCGCAACTACATCAGGTGGTGTTAGAGTGCAGCATTATTATCCTGTAGGGCCAGCTGTACAAGCAAAAGGTTTTGGTTGGTCACTTGGATCTTGGGGAGGTGAAGATGTTGGCTCGGCTACAACTACTTTATCAGCAGGTATTAATAGTTCACAAACTACAGGTATCATATTAGTTAACGATGCTTTATTTCCATCAGCAGGTACAAACTTTGTTAAAATAGGAACAGAAGAGATATCTTATACAGGTATTAGTGCATCAAAAGAATTAACAGGTGTTACAAGAGAAGTAAGGGGAACAACAGCTGCAACACATAGTTCTGGGGCAACAGTTACAAATACATCTGAGTTTGTAGCATGGGGTGAAGCTGCATCAGGGGATTTGGTTATTGAACCAGGAATGTGGTCATTAGATAATTTTGGAGACAAGGCTATTTGTTTAATTCATGATAGTGCAGTATTTGAATGGAACTCTGCTGCAACAGATGCAACAAACAATAGAGCTACAATTATATCTGGTGCACCAACTGCATCAAGACATATGTTAGTATCTACACCTGATAGACACTTAGTTTTTTTTGGAACAGAAACAACCATAGGAGATACTACAACGCAAGACGATATGTTTATTAGATTCTCAGATCAAGAGGATATAAACACTTATACACCCACAGCAACTAATACAGCTGGTACACAAAGACTGGCCGACGGATCACAGATCAGAGGAGCAATTAGAGGTAGAGATGCAATCTATGTTTGGACTGACACAGCACTATTTACACAACGTTTTGTTGGTCAACCATTTACGTTTGCTTTTGCACAAGTCGGAACTAACTGTGGACTTGTTGGACAGAATGCTTGTGTTGAAGTTGATGGTTCTGCATATTGGATGTCAGAAAATGGTTTTTTTAGATACGCTGGTAAATTAGAATCATTACCTTGTTTAGTGGAGGACCATGTATATGATGATATAAATTTAGAATCAGGTAATCAAATGGTATCTGCAGGGTTAAATAATTTATTTGGTGAGGTAATATGGTTTTACCCAACATCTTCATCATCAGTTGTAAATAGAATGGTTGCATATAATTATTTTGATTCTATACCACAAAGGCCTGTGTGGACAGTTGGGACTTTAGCTAGAACAATGTGGCGTGACTCTGCTATATTTGGTAAACCACACGCATTAGAGTATGACGCAGATACAGATACATCTTTTGATGTTGTTGGTAATACAGAGGGTCGAACAACATACTATGAACATGAAACAGGAACAGATCAAGTTAAAGGTGGAACTGTAACAGCAATAACTGCTAATATATTATCAGGGGACTTTGACATCACACAAAGAATAGTTGGTAATCAAATGACAGGCATAGCTGACTTTAGAGGAGATGGTGAGAATATTATGAAAATTAGAAGATTTATACCAGACTTTATATCTCAAACTGGTGACACAAGAGTAACTTTAAATTTACGTAATTTTCCAAGTGATACAGCATCAAGTTCATCACTTGGACCCTTTACAATTACCTCATCTACTAGTAAAGTAGATACTCGTGCAAGAGCGAGAGCTATTGCATTAAAAATAGAAAATACTTCAACGAGTCAAAGCTGGAAGTTGGGTACTTTTAGATTAGACACGCAACCAGATGGACGTAGATAATGACAATAGATAAAAAATTAGATTATGTAAATCAAGACGGATTTAAAAACTATATTAAAAATTCTAAATCAGTAACTGTTCCTAGAGAATTTAAATCTAGAAAAGATGCTACACCAACAAAACTAGCATACATCACAAAAGATGAAGCTAAGATGTTGAAGAAAATGAAAAAAGGTACACCGCACAAAGGACCAAAAGGTATACCTAGTTATGATGACTTTGATGCAGCCACAGGAAGTTTTAGATCTGGTGCTGCAATGAGTGCTGCTGAGACAGGTGGTAAAACTGAAAGAGATAGAGCTGATCTGAGAGCAGCTGGTATTGGTCCACAAGAAGCTCAAGATATAAGATCATCTGTTATCGCTGCAGGTGCAGGACAAAGAGTTAATCCTGGTTTTTTTGATAGTAAAAATATTATATCCCCAACAGAATTAAGACTAGCTAGGGAATATGCTAAAACAAGTCCATTTGCAAAAAAAGCTTTTGCCAGAACAAGAGGCGGTGGTCTTTTAGGATTTATAAAAAGTGGTGGAATTTTAGGAAATCTTATTAGAAAAATAGGACAAGGACTTGGTTTTGGTAAAAAATTTAATGAACCAACATATGACATGCGTAAGTTTAGTGATTTAGGTTTATTGACAGATAGGGTCAACCCAGATTATTATCTTGATCAAGATAATGATGATTTATTATCAATAACTTCTACACCAAAAATTGTCACGTCAGTAAATAATCAAGTAACACCTTTGTCTATATTTGATGATCGAGTTGCACCTATGGGTGCTAAAGTTGATAAAGGAATTATACAAGCTCTTGCTAGTGCCACTGTTCCAGAGATTGCAACTGATTATGTTAATCAATTAGAAAAAGGTGAACCTATAACTGATGATGAACAAATGTTCATTGATAATGAAATTGCAAATTTAAGGTTCCCATAATGGCTAAGATAGTACAAGTATTAACAAGACCTGCACCTGAATATGATTTAGGTACAGCAGAAGCACAAGTTAGAGATCTTGATGCCGTGGTAGAAAAATTAAATACAACATTTCAAGAAGAATTAAAACAAGAGGTAGAAGCAGTAAACTTTTTTTTATCGTAATGGCAAACAGTTTTATAAATAAAAAAACAGATTTAACGACAACAGATTTAACGACACTTTATACAGTGCCAGCTGCAAGAACAGCCGTAGTTAAATCATTGTTGGTATCAAATGATTCAGGATCTAGTTGCAATATAGATATAACATTAGTAGATGCGTCCTCTAATATATTTAGTTTGTTTAAAACTAAAGCAGTAGATACCAATACTACAACAGAGTTGTTAACACAGCCTCTTGTAGTTCAAGAAAACGAAATATTAAAAGTGCAAGCATCAGATGCTAACGAATTACATGTTATAGCCTCTGTGTTAGAAATCCAACCAAGAGAGGTAACAGCGTAATGGAAGTAATAAAACCAACAAAAGTAGAGACAACATATAGACATAAGGAGACTGGAGAACTTTTTAAGGAAAGAAAAGACTGGGAGGTTAAAGGTTATAAGGCAGAAGACATGGCTCAAGACGTAAATGTTGTGATGCCAAGTCTTGATTTATTAGGAAAAACAAAATAGAATAGACAAATGGCCATAACAAGAGCACAACAAGCGAGACAGATGTTAAAAACAGCGGGAGCTGTAGAACAAGATGGTTCTTTAAATTTT